TTCCAAAGCATTTCTTCTACTTTACCATTAGGTATTATTTTTACGAATTTACGAGTTTCATCACTAAATGCTAACAAATATTTTAACATTAAATCATAAACTTCTGCAAATGATGCTGCTTTTGTAACACGTAAAGATTCAAGTCTACCAGCTGAACGCGCTGCACTAAATTCTTTAGCTTTACCTGAAATTGCAGTAGCATCTACCTTACCTTGAAAACTCTCAGTAACTCCTGATGCTGAACGCGCATTTTGATAGAATAGTTGTGACGCATTAACATCTTGTGAAACATCAGCCAAAATTTGTTTTGATTGAACCATTTGTGCTTCTTCAACACTACGTACTCCAAATACTTTAAATGTATCATCCTTATCACTCATTTTTAGTTTATCAGGTTTTGTAACTACAGTACCTGATTTCATTATTTTTTCTTCAACTTTTGTTAACATTTTATTAATACTATCTTGCATATCTAACAAAATATAACCAACTTCAGATATTCCATATAATGAGTCTAAAGAACTAATACTGACTCTAGGAATAAAAGGAAGTTGTCTTACTCTATAAAATGGTATTTTTGTGCCTTCTTCTAAAAATACTTCGCTTTTTGCATTTTCTGTAGGGTCATCAGTTTCACCTGCTTCATATGGATTGACTAATCTTTCTAAGTTTTCTGACAATATTTCTTCAGTAGCATTCTCATATACAAATTCTTTACTACCACAAACACCACAATGTTCAGCAATAGGAGTTGTTGCACCACATTTTTTACATTTACGCAATTTACGTATTTGCCAATCTTCATCCCAAGAAATTACTTGTTGACTACTTGAAGCATACATAAATCTACCAATAATACCATTTTTATTTTTATAATAATAAGTAATTACTTTAGCAGTATTATTACCATTAGAGTCAGATATAATTAATCTACCGTATAAATCATATATAGTTGCTAAACTCATTTCTTTTATTTCAAAACAATAGTTCATTAACTTATAATTCATACAACCTGGTTCTGGAACAACTTGGTCTGCAAGTAATACTTCTACTCTTAAATCACCACTACGTTCGTGATTACTATCTAAACTGTCCCAACAAATTTTATACCAACTAGTTCCATCAATATATGTTGCTCTCTCACTACGGTCATTTTCTTTCTCAGTCAACATTCTGTCTATTTCAAACTTTAAATAATTCTCAGTAATATCAATTAAATCGATATCATCTGCACGTCTTGGTGTAAGTCTTGGCATTGGTATTGTATTGTCTACTTTACTCTCAATTAATTCAAATATTACTTTTTGAAGTTGTTTACTCTTACGATTACTTTCTTCACCTGTTGTTTTACTAAGTGCGTTCAATGTACCTAAATAAGCTTTTCTCCACTTGTCTAAATTACTAGGTTTTACATAATCAATACCATCTCTAACTCCTTGCGCAATACAAAAAAGAGAATTTACTTTTGTAACCATTGCATTCTCTTCATCAGTATTAGCATATCTTTCTCCAACTTGATATTGGAGATATAAGTCTATTCTGTCCATTTACATACCTCCATCTCTGTATTCTTCTGGAGCACCATAAGTTTGTATAAATTTTTCTTGTTCTATAGGTGTCATCTGCTCAAAATCTTCCCACATGTCTGGATACCATTTTGTATAACGAATATATCTATGTTCCATTTTAGGCATCTCACCAGTTATAAGTTTTATTAATCTAATAGTACCTTGTGTGTCTTCATCAACCATATCATCATGTTTACCATAAGGAAAAGATTTATGTTGCTGAATTACTTTCTCTCTAGCTGTCATTGTTGTTTTTATATGCCAATCAACATCTTCTTCATCTAAATCATCAGCAATATAATAATTACCTGCATTTACAAAATGTGTTATAGCTTGTGCTCTAGATACTTTACCACCCATAGGATTTACAGATACAACAGGCGGTATTCCTTCTATATAGAATAAAGTATCTATAATAGCTGGACCATTTGCTTTATCTTCAATTACCAATTCATCGATTTCTGGAAATATTTTAGCTAAATTTTTAATTTTTGCAACAGTCTCTGTAAAAGTTAATCTTTTGTTTACCTGATGATACAAATAAATACCACCTTCAAAAATTCCTCTAATACCAATAGCTACAAAATCATTATCTTCACCACCTTTAAATGTTCCATCAACTGACATCTGAAGATACTCAAACTTTTTACGCCTTTTTATTTCTTCTGATGTAAGTGAATCTCTATCTTTTTCTAATACAAAATCACTCTTCTTGAATGACTTGTATGAATTAGAGTCAAACATATTACCAGTTGCTGAAGTAGGTCTTCCTTGATACAAAGATTTCCATACTCTTGTTCCTTCAGCTGCAATTACAATAGATTTCTTACTCTTTAACCACTCATTCGTATTTGCAATTTTATCTGGAAGTTCTGGGTCTCCTAAATGTGGACCCATTAATGAATCTCCTAGTTTACGACCAATTGGGTCTGGACCTTCTGCCATTGCATCTTCATCATACTCACATGGTAAATTTACATCTTTCCATATAAATTCTGACCAATTTTCTTTAACAAACCCAATAACATCATTTTCTACCCATCTTGTCTGTATAACTATCAATTTACCACCAGGGTATATACGAGATTGCACTGATGGACCCATTTCTCCCAAAATACCTTTTATAACTACTTCAGAACTAGCTTCTTTTGCATTCTTAATTGGGTCATCTATGATAAAAAGCTCAGCTCCATAACCAGTAATACCTGCTTCAAGACCACCTGCACGACAACGACCTCCACCCTCAATTGCCCAAAGCTCAGCTCGTTGCAAAGAAGTATCAGCATTTTGATTAAAAATAGTAGGTGCAAACCTATTGAACTTATCTCTACAAATTTTATTAAAACCTTCAGCAAAAGTACTCTGATAAGAACAAATAATTACCTCACCTCTAGGATTATTACCTAAAAACCATACAGGAAGTGTCTCAGTTATCATATGAGACTTTCCATGACGAGGTGGAACGGACAATAAAAGTATATCTAACGCTTTACCGGTCTTAACACTAAGAAATTCTTGCACCATTGAAGTCACATAATAATGAAATTTAGTCATACAGAAGCCTTCGTTCACATAACTTACAAAAGAAGGGTAATCTTTTATCAATTTACGCCGTAATAATTCACCTTCTATACCTTCAAATTTAACTGTATTCATTTTTAGGCTTTACCTTATCATCTTTTAAGTCAAAAGTTATGTCTGTATTAACTATAACTTCATAACCTTGAATTTTTTTAGTCTCGTCAGTATACACATCTTTAACTATAATCGTATCTTTAGCTATTGTCTTTGTCATTTTTTGCTCCTTTGAAATCTATGTATGCTTTATACATAACTTCTAATTCTTCATCACTGTAATCTGCTAATGGGTTTTCAACAGATACTTTTTGCTTTGTTTCATCGATTGGTTTTGCACCCATACTGTCACGACGCGCAACATAAGATGAAGCATTGTGTCTAGCATAATATTGTTGACAAGCTTCCATCATTTCGCCTTCTGTTGGTAAACGAGAATTTCCTTGATTTTTAAGTTCTTCTACTAAATGGTCCCATACTGCTAATTCTACTTGAGTAGATGGCAATAAATTACCATCTCTGTCTACTACTTCTATAGGTTTTATAGCCGGTTTTGCATACCTATCGAATACTTTTTGCGACCACATCTCTCTAGCGTGTTTAGGGTTTTTGTATAAAGTTTCGAACTCTCGTTGTTCTCTAATTTGTTTGTTAGTAAGCTCCATACTAAATACCTCCTATTATTATATTATATATAAATAAAATAGTTTTTATTCACTATATAAATATAGAAAATTTTTTGGACTTTTTATTAATGAAAACTATATGCCTGTAAAGTTAATATAGTTCAAAGTTGCTTGAAATTTGCTATGCATTGAAGCACGTCGTTATATATCGTCTTTATACTGCCGATCGATTTCCTTTTTTTAATACATTTCAAAATTATATATAATATAAGTAAAAAAGTTACTTATAGAAAGTGAGAATAATTATGAATAGTTTAAAATTACAAAAAGATGGAAATTATTTGTTGACAACTGAAAACGGGCAGACTTTTGTTTGTAAAAGATGGTTCGAGAAGAAGATTGATGATTGGCAGATTAAGTTGCCAGAAAATCCTTCTGGTCGTAGATTTGTAAAGGAATCTTTAGTTAAAAATGGTGAATATGAGTTCGAAGACAAGGTAGGTGGGCCAAGAATACTTGGTAATAATGGTTGGAAGTCAAAAATGACAGTAGAAGAAAAGCGTAAGTTTGAAGAAGCTGAAAGTATTGTCAATAGTATTAAAGAAGAATGTATGAAGCGAGTAGGACCAGCAAAGAACACACCTGAATGGTATCAACAAGAGATTGTAAAAATGCAAGAAAAGCTTAATGAATTGAAAAAGTAAAAGTCGAAAGACTTTACTTTTTTGTATAACTAAAATATTAGTCTAGTCGTCAATTAGTACAGTAAAAGTACTAGTCGTCTAGTCGTCTAGTCGTCAATTAGTACAAAAATATTATACTGTTAAAGGAGAAAAAAGAAAATGATTAAAACTATTAAAAACAGTTATTACAGCAACTATGGAAAGTTCGAACAGATGATTGCAGAAAAAGGCGCTACTATTGATATAGAAAATGGAATAGTCTTCGCACGCAATGGCTCAATGGTCAATGCGTACAACGGCTCAACTGTTAAAGCTCACAATGGCTCAACTGTTAATGCTTACAATGGCTCACTAGTCATTGCTTATGAGGGCTCAACAGTCAATGCTTATTACGGCTCAACAATTTACGCTTATGAAGGCTCAAAAGTTATTGCTTTTTATAAAGCAACAATAAAAGAAGAAAGACAATGACAAAAGATTTGAATGACATTGAATTAGCCGTGTTAGTAGGATTGTGCGATGAGTGTATCGTAGAATCAAACACTGAGGATTTAAATGAATTCCCTCGCACGGGATGGGCTTACACAGCATTTGATAATGCTGTTAGATGTACTCATTTGCCAATTAACAGTGTCAAGGGCTACATTACTCAATTAATTCAAAAAGGCTATATACAAATTGATGCGATGGATGGCGATAGATATATTACTTTACTGGAAAAGTGCGGTGATGTGATTGAATATAAGGGCGATTACAATTACGGCGCGAAATAAACGATGATTAAGTCGAAACCCTCCATTGAGGGTCTGCAACAGATAGGCTCGCTGCACTGATGAGACAGCCCGAAAGGAGAAAATAAATATGGGTTACAGATTACATGCAACAATACCTAACATCAAGCCTTATGATAAAGACTTAGAGTTAGGCAAACAGTACGACGTTAAGTGGGATGAGTTCAATGACAAATGGTTTGGTGAAGGTAACGACAGTGGTCGTATTGGTCATGAAGATATTGAAGAATTCTATGCAGAATATGTTGAAACTAATAATCAGCCAGGTGAGTATGAACTTTATAACACTCAACACTTAAAGACAATGGTAGATTATGCATTACAAAATAAAGTAGATATTTATTTTGAAAGTTACTAAGGAGGAGAAAATATAGTTGAAGCATCTCAGTAAACACTCATGCATAGCAGAAATGACCGTTAAAGAGTTTGTTCGCATAACGCGAACGCTCAAATGCGAGAATATAAGGTGGGTCGCCTACCTTTCAACAATATAAAGAAGTAAGTCTTCTTTTATGTTATGTTGTATTAGTCGATCGGATTGTTTTAGTACAAGTAAAAGATTAGTCTAGTCGTCAATTAGTACAAGTAAATGATAATTTTTCCGTTTCGTTTCAATAAAATTAAGAAAGATATAGAATTTAATGAAAAACGATGAAACGGACAAACAAGAAACGGATTGATTGACTTACAAAGTATATTAAATCTAATCGACTTATATACTCACTGGCTTATAATTTAAAAAGTATCTCTTATAGACCAATAATTTATATTATATTACTATATATATTATAATATATCGTTTCATCGTTTTACGTTTCATCATTTTTTCATTAAAATTCTATAATATAAAGATTTTCTGAAACGAAACGGCAAGGAGGCTGACAAAATGATTTACAAGACAAAAGATGTTATCAAAGTTATGTAGGTAAAATATAGTAAAGTTTAATAAGTAGACTTCAAGAGTCTGATGCTGTCACACCGATAGACATTAATGTCTATTTTAATAGTGGTTCGTCATGTAAATTATAATAACATACAAGTGAATAAAATTTTAATTTTTGCATATAATATAAGATAGATATTAAAAATAATCTACCTTATTTTGTAATACTAAAAATGAAAAGGAGAAACTAATGGTAAAAATTACTTTAATTGAAAACACAGTTGAAAAAGGTCCAGTATTTGAAGCCCTTGATTTAACAACACAGACAATCGTTCCATGTAAGAGTTGGTTCGAAAAGAGTAAGGACAAATGGCATATAGTTCTTGATAAAAATAGTGCCAATCGTAAGTTTTTAAGTCACAATGAGTTCTTTGCAAAAGCTGAGAATGGTGAGTATGTAGTGGATGATAAAACATCAGGTCCAAGAGTATTAGGTACTGCAGAACCTGACAGAAAACTAGTGCCATATATGACACCAGAAGACAAAGAAGAGTATGAGCAAATTATTGCTCGTGCTAAAGAAAACAAAATGTCTCAAGTTTCAGTAGAACTTACTGAAGAAGAGAAGTTACAAGCTAAAATTGCTAAATATGAAGCAAAATTAGCACTTTTATCAAAATAATTTACAACATATAAAAGTTTGCTTGGTAGAAAGCAAATAATTATATAACAATTGACGCTCTGCTGGTGTCGACCAGGGTAAATAAACAGATATTATGGAGGTTATAAGAAATGTCAATTATTGATTACATTTTACCAGAAGATAAGGATGCTTATCTTGCTATTATCGAACGTGCTGCAGAAGCAAAAGCTAATGCACCAAAAGAAAGAAAACTTAGAGCTCCTTTAACAAAGGAACAGCAACTTAAGATGACAGAAAAGAAACTTCTTAAGTTCCAAGAGAAGTTAGCGGCTTTAAAAGCAGGAATTACTGAATAGAGTATAATTAACAGTAGCCATCCTAGATGATGGCTACTGTATACCTATTAAACTTAGGAGGATAGTACATGAATAATATAACGAACGTAACCGTGCTCATAAAGCCCGATGAAACTATTGAAGATGTAATTGCAGAGATTTGCGAAGAAAGTAGTGTTGGACCGAATGAGCACTTTATTTTTTCTGCTATATACAAAAATAATGAATTAAAAATAAACAGTATAGAAAATTATAATGTTTATACTATTAGAGAAGTAGTTGAAGATTTATTTACACGAATATCTCCAACTAATGTTGTATATATACAACCGCCATTAGAGCAATGGCTGTTAGTATATAAACCGTTGATATCATCATTAGTAAACAAAGCTTATCCTACATACAAAAAGCTTATAGATTATGATGATATGTTGTCAATATTATATATGACTTTATTATC